GTGGTGGTGGTGGCGGTGCAGGCGGTTCTCGTTCTAGCGCATCGGTTGCATTATCGGGAACTGTCACGGTAACTGTTGGTGGTGGTGGTGCCAAAGCAGCAACTACTGGTGCAGGCACATCAGGTAACGATTCAGTTTTATCATCAGTTACCTCCACAGGTGGCGGTGGTGGTGGCGGTGGTTCAACAGGTGTAGTTGGAAGTAACGGTGGTTCAGGTGGCGGTGGTGGTGGTGTCGCAGGATTCTTAACCGGGGGCACAGGAAACACCCCTTCAACTTCACCAGCACAAGGAACCAACGGTGGTACAGGTGCAACCGATAGTGCCACATATCGTGCTGGTGGTGGTGGCGGTGGTGCCACAGCTGTTGGCGGGAACGCTAGTGCCTCAGGTGGTGGCACAGGCGGTAATGGTGGCACAGGCACAGCATCATCAATAACGGGTGCTTCAGTCACTCGTGGTGGTGGTGGAGCAGGCGGTGGATACGGTGCGAACGGTACAGCATCAGGTGGCGGTGGTGTTGCATCAACTAACGGCACAGCAAACACCGGTGGTGGTGGCGGTGGTGGAAACCTCACCGCAAACAACAACTCAAACGGTGGATCAGGCGTTGTCATTATCGCCTACTCAACAGCATTCGACCCGTTGACTTCTATCGGCGCAGGTTTAACCTACACAGTTGACACAACAACTCGAAGCGGTTTCCGTGTCTACACATTCACAGCTGGCACAGATTCAATAACGGTTTGATATGGCACACTACGCATTCCTAGACGAAAACAACATCGTTACCGAAGTGATTGTTGGTCGCAACGAATATGAAATAGTAAACGATATTTCCGATTGGGAAACCTATTACGGAAACATGCGTGGACAGATTTGTAAGCGTACGTCATTTAATGGAAATATCCGTAAACAATATGCAGGTGTTGGATATTCATACGACCCTGTAGCAGATGTATTTATTTCCCCAAAACCATACCCATCGTGGGTATTAAATGAAGCAAGTTGCCAATGGGAAGCACCTGTACCATGCCCCGGCATACCCGCCGAATATGAATGGGATGAAACAACATTATCTTGGGTAAAAATATTTTAAAGAAAGATGCAAATGGAACCGGATTTTAATTTAGCGCAAACAAATAACGCCCACATTGATAAAAGATTTGATGAAATTATGGATGCGTTGCGCCAAATTAACGGGGCATTTGCAACAAACCCCGATGGTTCCACCGATTTTGCCGGGCATCGTAATTATCACGAAGCCATGATTAAAGCCGCAACCGCGCAAGAACAATTTTGGTATGAATTGAAATTGGAAGTAATGAAAAAGGGCATTTGGTCTTTGTTGGTAATTATTTGCGGTTTGGTGGTTGTTGGGCTTTCCGCAAAGTTTGGTATTGGCGCAAAGTAAAGGTAAAACAATGAATATGCAAGACATTTTAAAAGCGGTAATTCCAATCATTGTGGCTTGCATTGCATGGTTGCTTGGGCAAGTTTCAGATTTTTCCACCCGGTTAACACGCATTGAAGGTTCAATGCCCGCGTTGATTACCAAAGAAGGTGTACCAACTGATTCCCCAATTAGCGCGGAACGCCGGTCGTTATTGAAAGAACAAATTTACAAAGATATTAACGATTTACAAGTAAAAGTAAAACTTCTTGAAGAACGCGAAAGGATGGGTAAAAAATAATGTTTCCACTTACCGCATTGTTTGATGTTGGCATGAAAGTATTGGATAAGTTTATTCCCGATCCGGAAGCCAAAGCCAAAGCACAATCCGAATTGTTAAAGATGCAACAAGAAGGAAAACTTGCAGAATTAAACGCGGATATGAATGAACAAAACAATATTTCCGAAAGATGGAAAGCCGATTTGGGTAGTGATTCTTGGTTATCCAAAAATGTGCGCCCAATGACGCTTGTTGCACTTTTGGTTGCTTATTTTATTTTTGCAACCGCATCCGCTTTTGATGTAATTGTTAAGCCCGAATATGTAAATTTGCTTGGGCAGATGATTATGCTTATCGTATCCGCATATTTTGGGGGTAGGACATTGGAAAAAATTGTTGAAATGAGAACAAAAAACAATGAAACTAACAAATAACTTTACGCTTGAAGAATTAACAAAAAGCGAAACCGCTTTACGCCAAAACATTGATAACACGCCAACGGATGATATTGTTTCCAACCTTCGCACCCTTGCGGTAAAGGTACTTCAACCGGTGCGTGAACATTACGGGCGCGGCGTAAAGGTTAATTCCGGGTTCCGTTCAATGGCAGTTAATGCGGCAGTTGGTGGCGTACAGGGTGCAAAGCCATCCGATCACACACGCGGCATGGCGGCAGATATTGAAATTCCCGGATTGCCAAATGCGGAATTGGCACAATGGATTGAAGCCAACCTTGAATACACGCAATTAATCTTGGAATTCTATACGCAAGGAATTCCGGATTCGGGTTGGGTTCATGTATCATACGATCCCGCAACCCTTAAAAAGCAATCATTAACGGCAGTAAAAGAAAACGGCAAAACCGTTTACTTGCCGGGGCTTCACGCTTAAAATACAAGGGCAGTTGCCAACCTTCACAAGTGGCTTCAACACCCGGCATAAAAACCGGGTGTTTTTTTATTTGTCAAAAAATCGGTATTTAACGAAAAATATTGGATATGCGATCAAACCAATAACCAACGCAAAAACCAAATAAAGCAAGACAAGCATAAGTTGCAAAGCGGCGATTAACAAGCCGATTCCATATGCCAACGCGTTTATAAAAAATTGGGCGATTGATGCCATTGTTGTTTTCCTTTTTAAAATTAATCATTCCATAAATCCTTTCGTAGTTACGGTTATTTTTTCGGCTTGCGCTTTGTTGTGCCAATATGGATCGGCTTGCGCCCAATCCAACGCGGCTTTGCGGCTTTTAAAAAGCATGGTACGAAATGGTGATTCGGGTAAAGCCCAAGGGGACAATTTCACATAACTCTTTTTGCGGGTTTTAATTTCTAACGCCCAACAATTAATTTTTGCCATTGCCAAACCACCTTTCAAACAAACCCGGCTTTTTGTTTTCTAAAGCATGATTTGTTGCTTCGCGGATAATTTCACATTCCAACAATATTTGTGTTGCAATATCGTTTACTTCTTTTATTTTGTTTGGATCGGCACATATTCTTTGCAATTTATTATTAAGCCGTTTCACCGTACTTAATGAACCTGCCAAATCAATTTCACCCATAATAAAAACCCCCCAATTAAAACGGAATATCATCATCAAACCCATCCATTGCGGAAGGTGGTGGCGCAGGTGAACGGCGTTGGAATTGTTCATGCGGCGCGGCTTCGCGTTGTTCTTGTTTGCGTTCACCAATCAATTGAATGTTTGCAATCCGGGCGCGAAGATCAAAGCCGGGGGAACCATCCTTTTTGTCGTATGTTTCAATATGCATTTCTTCAAGTTGTGCAAAGATTTGCGCCCCTTTATGAAGATACGGTTGCAATTTTTCGCAACGATCCCCCCACAATGTTGCCTTTACCCATTGGGTCGGCGTGTTGCCATCTTGCCCTTTGCGCCCGTAGTTGTAATCCAATGAAAGTTCCAACAATGGTTTCCCATCCTTGGTAAACCTAACAACCGGTTCATTCCCTATTCGTGCGATTCCTACTGTTAACATATTATTCCCCCGTAGTTAAGATTTCAAACATTGCATCAATTTCTTGCAAGAAACCAATTGCGGCGGCTTCAACATCCGCAAGGTAAACCGGATCGGGTACATACTTGCGGATCAACAATTTGTTTTTGTCGGGCAAACGCGGATCGTAAGCGCAGAAATAAACAGGGCATCCACCCAAACACGCGCTTTGCAATGTCATTTGCGGCAAGTAATCTTCCGGCAACCAATTGGGGTTTTCGCGGGCGGCAATCAACCAAGTAAGCATGGTTGAAGTTGATGGGCATTTGATTTCAAGAAGGGCAACTTCCGATTCAATAATGCCATCCGGGGATGCGCCGCAATTTTCAATGGTTGGATGTTCAACAAACCCGGTATCAATCACTTGCATACCGGTGGCAAGCGTAAACGCTTCTTTTGCCATTGGTTCTTGGTCAATGCCCCATTGCATTTCTTGGGTTACATACTTCGGAACAATGTTCCCGGTAAGGCGTTCCGCAAGGATTTCAATTTTTAGTTTGCGGCGTTCGGATGATTCCTTGGGCAATTCATCCTTTTTGGCTTTCAAAAATGACATTGCCGCCGCCATGCGTGATGCGGTCAATTTGCCGGTACGGTCATTGAACCATGCGCCGGTTCCCTGCAATTTGTTTGCTTCGCGGTGTTGTGTGTTTTGTTCCATGATGTTTTATCCTTTAATAATGTCGGTTGCATCGCCTTTTTTGGCGTTGGTGTTTGCGTAAATCAATACAGTTTCACGAATGGTTTGGGCTTCGTTAAGCCGGGTTTTCCAATAAATGCGATCTTCGCCTTCGGAATCGCGGTACTTGGCTTTTAACCAATCAATACGATCATCAATCGCTTTAATTACTTCAATCATTCTTTGCTTTCGGGTTTGATTTGGGCGGCAAGCAAGGTTGCTTTCACTTCATCTTTTACGGCGGTTGCGGCTTTTTGTTCTTCTTTGGTCAAACCACCCCATTCCACTTGAAGGTTAACAAGGGATTTACAGGCGCGAAGGATGTTTTGCACTTCCGCAATGCGTTCGGGTGTCGGCGTAACCGTAACTTCCCCGGCAGGGGGTGAAATCGTGGCGGTAACGCTTCCATCCTTGCCGGTTGGTATGCTTACCCTAGCGGAACGCGATTGCGCGTTTACGGGCGTTCTTTGCGCCATGTTGCCATCATCATCTTCCCCGGCAATGCTACACGCCGCCATAATCGAATAACGGCGGGCGTAGGTCAACGCCGAACCGTAACCCTGCGGATCATGCTTGGCGGCGGGAACATGAAGGATGCCCCCGGAAATTGTTTCCCCGGATTCGTGAACAAACAAAGTTTCCACCGCAACACCGTTATCGGAATCATGGGTTCTTTGAATAATGGCAATGCCGTTGGCGTTCAAGGCATCAACCACCGCTTCAATACAAGCGGCAAGGTCGGCATAACGCGAACGGAAATGTGGGTTGGTTGATGTTTTTAA